ATCAATTTGGCCTTCTACTAATGCTTTCACAGAATTATAGTCGGCACTTTTTATTTCAGTTACATTCAGCAAATCTTCGAGCTGCTGCGAACCGAGAACAAAGAATCGATCTTCGTTTTCGACTTCAGCTGCATCAAGGATTCGTTTCGCTTCAAGGATCTTTGCCAAAGTCATACCGGCAGTTCCCGCCTCGGTAATTTTTTGACCCGCCGGCAAAGCGACAGAAGATCCCGCGTCATCGGTCGCGTTACCAAGAGCTGCCGTAATGACCAAATCGTCGATTGCTCGACCCATTGCCCATGCGCCGGCTTTCGTATACGCGCCTTTCGGATCAACCAACATCCGAACTCCATCCGTCCAATCGTGCATGGTCGCCCAGTGGTAGTCGGACAAAGTCGCGACTCTTCGTGAGTGAACCATTTCCACGTTCGGAGTATCGGTGTAGCGAGTTGTTTTGGCTACTGCGGCGGTTTCACCGAGTCGCTCAAAATTCACTTTTTCCGAATCAACCGTTTTCGTGAAAACGATGGGACGCATTTTTGAACCTTGCTGTTGTGCAAGTTGCATAACAGCATCTTGATACTGTTGTGCATACCACTTGTTGCCTGAGTAGGCCATGATGTAATCCTCTAAAAAAGAAATAAAAAAACCGGCAAATGCCGGCTGACTTTTTTTCGAGGAGCTACCCTTTCGGACTCGTCTACGTTTGCCCTCGTCAGGGATGACCTACCCGGTCACCGGGTTTCGGACGCTGTCGCGCTACCCGAGACCGAGCTTTCTTTCAAAAATATCTGGCTCGGCGTCATCATCAGACAAGTAAGCTGCCTGATAAAGTTTTTGAACTTTGTCTACCGCTGCATCATGTGCAGGGTTGTCAAGGTCGTTATAAGGATGCGCTGCGTTGCCTAAGATCTCATCGATCTGTTCTTTGGCTTCTGTGGGCGTCATACCCGCATTTTGTTTTCCACCAACAGACATTGCGGGATCCTCAGAGAAGCCTCGACCGATTTCAGCAAAAGCTTTGATTAGTTTTACGTTGTTGCCCAATCCACTGCCGTTAATCTCTTGCAGCAGTTCTTCACCACCGAAATGACCAATCGCAGATTTCGCATCTTGCAGCTTGGAATCGAACGCCTGACCCCAATCGTCTTTCAAAGAAGACAATGAAGCGTTCATTGAATTGTTTCGTTCATGGGTGGCAGTCGTGACACCGTCATTCATCCAGTTCACTAAATTATTGGCTTGACTGTTGTTGAGGCCAATCTCATGCAGCTTTGCCAACAACGCACCTTCAGCTTCGCTTGCTTCAGCGCCTTCGGGTCGAGTGATTGAATATGCGTCAGCTGACTCTGGGCGACCCATTCGGTTATAAAAGGCCGACCAATCTTCTGCCTCAGAATCCTCAGACGGAATTCTTGCAACGCCGGGAACATTAGTAAGCTTCTGATTAAAGTCGCTCCAAACGTCCTCGCCGGCATCTTCGCCGGGTATCCGAATGCTGCGGCCTATATATGACTGTGCATCGGAATATGCTTTCGCAAGGGTGTTTACGTCAGGAATATCTTTAAGTGATCCAGACTCGCGCAAATCTTCTGGTAGTGATTCGCGCCAAGTGCCACTGCTAGTGTTTTCAACTGGTGCTGCTTCTTGAGTTAGAACGCTTTCTTCGCTCATATTAGTTATCCTTTCGGGCTAAGTTGATTAAGAAATTGATCGCATCCCTCTGCCCTTCGTGGAAGGCAGTTTGGTACGGATCTCCGGGGGTGTGAGAGGTACGCAAAACGTACAACTCGAATAACGCTTCCATCACTAACTCACCATCAGGCGAATCGATGATCTTGCGCCATTTTTTTTCTAATGTATCGACTGGGATCATTGACCGGTCACACCGGCGACAACACCCGCCATCGTGTCAGGATTAACTTGATCTACTGCACCGGCAACTTGTGCAGCTTGTCCGGCTTGATCAAGACCCATCTGCTGCTGCATCATCTGTTGCTGCTGCGCGGCTGCTTGTTCGCGTTCCATCTTCAGCTGCTCCATTTCTTCTTCGGAGCGCATGACTTCACCCGGAACGCCAAGACGTTTGGCAAGCATTCTTCCCATCTTGGAAAAATCAACAACGTCCATTACCGTAGGATCAATCTGCATCACTTGAGCTAACTGACCCATCCAACGTTCCACGGCGAACACTTCATCCATCTTTTGCGCTCGCGCTAACGGCGAGACATATTCGACATCAAGCTTGTTACCGCCTTCGAGTAATGACGCGGGAGGCTCGGCAAATGCGCCGGCTCGGAACATCACCATAAACACGCGCTGAATCAGCGGGTTTAGGAATTCGCTCTGGAGTCGGCCCACGACCGGCCCGAGGATCTGTTGCATCAGCTCCATGCGCGCCCGGACTTCGGTTGCGGTCATGTTCGGGCCTTCACTCAGTTGAAGCTGATCATTAAAGAAAGCCCGGCGAATATTTGTGATGAGTTCAGCAGACTTGATCTGCGTCACATTCCACTGGGTGCCGTTCTGCATCGGTCGGACACCGTTGATGTCACGGACGTAAGTTAAACCGCCGGGGTCGAGTCGAAGATCGCCGATGATGCCGTTGTATGCGGCTAACGTCGGAGGATCGATATTCTTTTCCCATGCGCGCAGCTCGAACAACTTGGCAGCGTTTAGGGTGCGAATGTCGGCTCGCGCCATCATTGCAGGGCTGAATCCGTAAACATCGCCGGAAAGCTTAGACCATCGAGGCACCATCCACGGACACTCGTAGTAGCCGTCTTCGCGAATTAATTTTTTATCGTGAACTTGAACCCAACACGACGCCCACGGTCGATCTTTACCCGGCGCCATGTCAACTGGCTCAACGCCTTCGCGTGGATAGACGGCGTGAATAAACTCAAACTCTTTGTCGGGTTTATTTTCTAACGCTCTTTCAATTGTTTCGCCTAGATTTTCATCAGGGAAAAGCTGCCTTGCTTGCCGCGCTGAGAACTTTAAAGTGCGGTAGATAGTATCAACCACACCATCAACGTTTTCGGAAATTGCAACTTCACTCAAATGAACAGTGCGAAAATTTAATGAATCTTGGTTTTCAACCTTATTAGTTTCAACCTTCATCGCGGCGGTGCCAAAACAACAAAGGTCAAGGTACAGCTCGTTGACTTCAGAATTGAAATTAGATTCTTCTAGGCTTTTATAGATTCGATCAACCGAGTCTTCAAGCCACTCAATCGCAGCGTCATCGTCATTTAACTGATCGTCACGGTAGCGAATTGAAAACCAACGACCGCTAGGCGCTGTTAGCGCGCCGTGGAGACCGGACGCAAGGGTTTGGTTAGAGCTGATCGCCGTGGAGTCATAAATATCCTCGTCGCGTTTATCGCCGCGAGTTCGCTCCGTAAGGAAATCAGCTTTAGTGGGTAGGACAAAATGCCCGACCTCATCCCAGATGTTTTCCCAGTTCTCGCGACCTGACTTTAATTCTTTACAGCGCCGGATGATTTGTTCGGGTTCCGGTGAGATCCCTTTTTTGCCATAAGCTGCCATTACGATAGCTCGGTCACTAGAACACCCGAGTTCATTTCGTCATCATTGAGGCCAGTCGAGCCGGTTTGGACAGTGCTTTGAAATCCGGTTTTAGCCGATTGCGCCCTTCTCCAAGCAAGATATTGATCATAAGTTTGAACTTCGGGTGGCGCGTCGGGCCACGGACTTTTCGCGACGGTCGAAACGTCTGCTTGTGCAGTCGCAACTGCGGTTTCTGTTTCCTCGATTGCATCGTTCACCGCAGCACTTGAGGTGGATCCACCTGACGCCGGAGCATAGCTTCGGGTGCCGCTACTACTACCGCTGCTGCGGCTGCCACTACCGCCGGATCCACCGCTACCGGTCGAAGCGGCTGCAGCTGCTGCTGCGGCTTCAGCTTTTTGGGCGCCAAAATCCTCAATGGTGACAAAGCCGCCGCCGTCACTCCCTGCAACAGATCTAAAATTTAAAGAGCCGGGGCTTGTCTCATAAAAAATTTCACCGCCCGGCCCTTGAATACCTCTCGAACCGCGCTTGGTCATGTAGATGCTGACCCTGTTTCGATCACTGACTGAATTGCCGCCGACCGTACCGCCAGATATAGCGCCGGTTCCTTCGTAGGATTTGTTTGGGTTGCTGCCGAATATCTTTCCGCTGCGTCTTGAGTCGTAGAGTTCGCCTTTAGTGGTGTAAACGCTCGAACTTGTTGGCTTATCGTCAGGTAGCGCGGAGGAAACTGACTTCGCTCGAGAGGTGCTTTGAGGCTGATTCTTGGTTGCCTGATAGTGCGAGGTGCCTTGATAAGCCGCCATCGAATAGCTTTCGGGAGACCAACCAAGCTGTCTCGCTCTTGAACTCCACTGATCGTAAGTTTTTGCCATATTTCTCTACGCTATTGCTCGCACCACCCGAGTTGGTCGGTGCTGTTGAATGTGACCCATTTCATCCCAACCCATGCAGAACGTACGCATCGCGTCAGCTGCGTGGGATGACCAGTCGTGAACTGGTTTGGGCTTCCACGTTTGGTTTCTTTCGTCAAAGTCTTTACGGTAGGCCGCGAGACAATCGATGCCGTGACCGCACTGCTCCTCGTCGAAGACGAGTCGGTTGAACATTGCCCGGACGCAGTTGATGCCGTCATCGACCGGTGCTTTTCGGACAACCGTAAAAAACAACCCCAGATCCCGCGCCATCTCGATGCGGGTCTTGCCACTGCTGAAATCGCGAGCTGCGATGTCATGTGGCGCAAAGTGTTCGCCGTATGTGTAACCCTTCTCTTTGATCAGGTTGACATAGAACGGCAACGCTTCGCCGGCGTGTTGTTCGTAGTCGATGACATGAATTTCTTGATCGACCACTTGCATAAACCAGATCGCGGTGCTGTCGCCAATGCCGATGTCCCACCCGGTGTAGACCGGA